TGCTCGACCTGCTCTTGTGTGAAACCTTGGTTTTCAATTTCTTCGCTCATTTGTTCACCTGTGCTTTGCGCGTCATAACGCCTTGGTTGTGTGAAGTGATGCCGACCAACTGCCAGCCGTTTGCTCCCATTTCGTTTAAATTCCGTTCCGACTTTTCACGGTCTGCGGAATTCAAACTAATGATTTTGAATTCGAATTTAGCCAAAAGTATCTTCCCACTGTTTCGGATAAAGTTTCTTCAATTCTTTCAGCGACAAAGGCCGCGCTGCTTTTTCTGAAAACTTGTCGAGCGTCAACCCGCCCTTCCGGTACAGTTGCGCTTTCTTCGAACCAAGATATGAATCTTGGAACCAAGCCGGTTGACCCCGGAACCACTCCGCGAAATCGACCTTTGATGAATACTGGCGACCGGCTCCCATGCGCTTCGATAAACCGCCAAGCCGTTCGCCTTTTTCCGCAGCCCGGAGCGTTCGGCCCTTATCATCTGTTGCGACCCGCAGGGTGCTGGTTGCCCTGCTCGTTGTCTCTTTGTTGAAATCAAATCCCGGTCGCGTCCTGCCTTCTAAGTCATCGACAGGCAATGTAATTGATCGACAGTTGAAATGCGCGGGCGTCCCACCAATCCACGGCAACGTGTGGCCGATTGGTTGCTTCGTGATCGCATCGTATTTTTTTCCATCACGCTCCCGGCAGATAACTGTCACCCGTCCGTCAAGCGTTGCGATCCATTCGACTTGTTTCACAATGTCAGAGTTTTGTTCGAAGTAATCATCACGGATCGCCGCCGCATTCGATTGAATGCCAGTCCTGATCAACGTCTGCAAATCCCTCCGGCCTATGCGTAACGATGGCGCAACCGAATCAACGATTTGACTATTTGTTCGGCCAAGAGCAACACCGTCAAGAATAGCGATGCGAATGTTACGGCTATCGCGTTTGCTAATATCAGAGAGATGCCTGTTAAATGTTTTTCCCTCAAACTCATTAAGTCGATTGCGGCTGCTAATCTCCCGGACAGATATAACAGCAACGTCTTTTTCATAAATTCGGGAAAGCGCCGCGCTTTGCCATTCAGATTCTTCATCAACGAAATCGTCTTGTCCTTGTCGATAATCATCGCCTATCGCCTCATATCCGTCCTGCATCAATTTGGTTATCGCAGCAAGCTCGCCCTGCAATCTGGTTTTACTTAACGACCCGTATTCAGTCGTGCCTGCGATCCGGGCTTTGATGTCATCCTGCAACCGCTGCAAATTCTTCAACGCTTCCTCAATCTCAGAGCGAGAATATTGCGCGATGTTGACCTGATGTTGCAGGTATAAGTTCAGTGTAGCTTCAGACATTCTTGAATATTGGAATCGTTACCATCGGCACCCGCCTTCCTGAAAGCCAGTGCGTTGAATCGCTTGAAAACTTCAATGACCTGTTTTTGACTTCAACCCTGCAAAAGTCGTTATTGATACCGCCTTTCACGTTGATCACTTTCGGGGATATCTCCGGATGCGTCATGCTGCCGTTCCAGAAATACCGCCGCCCCTTTTGACCACGACCGTTGACGTTGCAAACGTGTACATCCTCACACCCCAAGCACCAGAATATAATCTGCTTATTGCCGATTTCTTCGATCAGCATCAACCGGCCTGATTCGTTTTTCAGATGCGTATTTTCCGATAATGCTCGCGGCATTCATCACTTCAAGATCATCATCTTCAGTTTCGACAATGTGCTGGCACAGCAACTCAATGACCTGCGAAAGCTCATTGATTGGAATTTTCGCCAGTTCATCGCGCCATTCTGGGTTCATCTTTTCGCGTCGATGTTGAACGTGAAAGTTTCGCCGCCGCCGCCGCCAATCGTCCATTTCGCACGAAGGTTATCAGGCGCGTTGTTGATGTTGATGGTTTCTTTCCCAACGCCACTGGCCTGCGTGAAACTTGCTAATTCATACCATGCATCGCCAAGCCTGCCTTCAATCGTCACATCCAGTGTCGGCGTTGTGCCGCCTGAAGCTGTCACGTTTAAGCCCATGCGAACATTGTTGTGATGATCCTCATGGTTCGGCAGTGACTTGACCAAAGGGCCGGTGCCGCTGGTCGTTCTTTCTGCTGAGTCTAAAACTGAAAACTCGACATATATACTCATTGCTCATCATCTCCTATGAATTCGTCATTTGATCCCGCCATTGATCGCTCTATGCGGTCAACCTCATCTTCGACCGTATCGCCTTCAGGCAGTAGTCCTGCCCTGCGCCACAATTCAACCAGCGAATCGAGCGAGAAAGCGCCTTGCATGTACGCGCTGAGATACGCCTGAACCTCTTGCGCTGACAGCGACACGTTTGAAAATTCTGTCGATGGTTCAAAGATCGCATCGGGCGAACTGCCTTGCCATTCCAGTGCCTTGTTTAACATCGACTCGATAGCTTCACCGACACACATCACCGCGCTGTGCAGCGTAGCACCGCCAACGGATTGATCAATGCGCTTCGATTCCGCTGTCTCTGCTGCGTTTTTTCTCGCGCCTAACACAGTCGCGCCGAACGCCGCCGCTTCTTCCTGAAGCTCTTTGATATGCGACATGACGTGCGAAAGCCCGGACGTATCCGTTTCTGTGTAAAAGACTTTCGATTGTGGGTCGCTGAGAATCACAGCCACGTTACTCCCGGTCGCCTGCGGTGCTTCGCTTGGCTCTGCTCCGGTCATCACTAGCGTCGGGTTGCAGGTCATAAACTCAGCGTTCGCGAGATCGGCTTCTTTCATGTAGACGTGCTGACAGACCTCAGCGACACCATCCAACGGCGCAGGATCGCAGTCAGGCGTGTTGTCTACACTCCCGACGAACATGAACGGAATATTTCTTAACGTGTTGCCTCGATAGCTTGGCACATTGATTTCATCCGGTGCGCCAGACGGGTTTGAATGTATCGCTGTCTCATAGGTGCCTTCTTCATTCTTGTGAAGAACGACATACCGGGGCTTCACCTCATGCGAATATTTGTCTTGCTCATCCCGCGCATCTTCCTGAAGGACAACGTACTCTAAAACCTTCTCGCCGGTCGCGCTCATTTCCTCGCACCAGTTAATCCCGGCTTCGGCGGCGTAAACTTTGAACTTGAATTGACTGTCAGGCGTTACGTCTAACAACAGGCCGACCCGACCGCACTGAAGCACCTGAGATACGAGAAACGCGAAAAGCTGATTCAGTGTAAACCCGTCATCAGTCGCGTTGTCGACCAGATACGAAAGGCTGTCAGGAATTTCAACTGTCGGATTTTTCCGAGTCGCTATGCCCAACATCGCCCGGAGAGCGAACGAAGTCATGTCTGGCACTCGCGCCCTTCTCAGATAGCTTTGATAAGCGAGGTTCTGCGGGTAATACCAAGGTGTATTTTCATTGATCCGCTGGTTTTCGCTCCTGCTGCTTGGTGCGAACCCGCCAATCTGTCGCGGCTCCCGGTCAACCAGTTGTTCAGTTGAAAGATCAGGCGCAACGGTTGCTGCTGTCATTGCTGCCGGGATTGGCAGATAAAGCGTGTTTTGTCTTTTGACCTGCGATGATCCGGCAACGAAGTCCCTGACCATTCGCCAATCATAGATACAGTTGTCAAACTGCGGATTTGTTTGGCTGACGTCCATCAAATTGTCCTAACATTTCGCAAGCTGACTTGCGGTTTTTGAATAGCGAAATGCCAGTGAACCAAATAACCCACGGCATCATTGAAGTGATCCAGTCCTGTCGTTTTATCGGGGTCGCCCGATTTATTGTATGCCTGCTGTTCAAGGCATTCCGTTCCAAACGGAACGAGCGAACTGTTAATTCTAACCCTTTCTCTCAAAAATGCATTGTTTACCGACGCGATCCTGTCCCTGACCGAAGGGTTGGATGGTCTAACTTTCACGACGAATCCCGCTTCACGCAAAAGCCGGTGATCGGAGACTGTTGAATTGGTCGTGTTGCGCGACCGGCCTGAAGCATCCGGGTAAACGAAGATTTTGTGATTCGGGTACTTCTCACGGATCGCGTCAATCAGGTCTGGCGTATCTTTCAGCCCGTGGAATTCGTCAACGAGGTACATCGTATCTTTTCTGATTACCGATACCGCTGCGGTCATATTGTAGACGTTGAAATCCATGCCAATATGTAACTGCTCACGCGGCGCAACAGTATATTTGGTCTGACAGCGTTCCCGATCGAATTCGTGATAAACGCTCCCGGTTGTCATGTTTACAAACTGTCCGTCAATGTAAGCCTTCGCCAACTCCGGGCCATAGGTTTCTTCTAACTTGTCAAGATAGTCTTTGGGAAGGAACGGATTGCTTCGACTCGACGCCTGTTTTAACTGGTAATCAGGGTCAGGTGATTTCTGCCAGCGGTTATAGACAAACCTGAAGCCTTCCGGCGTGGTGTAGACTCTGGTTGTGTTTTGCTGGCCTTCAATGTTTTGACGGGTTCGGCCAAGAATCTTTTTCCACGCTTCTTCAGCCTTATCCTGCGGCAACGTGTCAAGCTCATCGACGTGCGACCGAAACGCCTGATAGCCGACAATCCGCGCAGGATTATCCATTGTCCTGAATATGAAATCGCCAAGCTGCCCACTGGAAGTGAAAATGATGTGATCAGATTTGTTGTAGGTGTACGCAAACCCGCCTTCGTCCAGTAGTTCTTGCATCCGAGGCGCGATAATCAGCTTGACCAGATCATAGGTCGGTTCATACAAAGCGACCAGAGATGAAGCGCCGCCTGCGAAGGAGTCCAGAACAGCGATGTTCGCCATGCACTCAGTTTTACCCCCGCCGAATCCAGTGACAAATGCCGGATATCGGCCCTTGAGCGCATAGAAGTCAATCTGCGGCTGGGTGAAGGAAACTTGTAACTTTGTATTTTCATGCTTCACTTGGCGGGTCAATCAGCTTAATTTCAACTTCCTGAATCTGAGGCGCTTCAAGCGTCACCTGAGCGTTCGGCGCCCATGACCTATCTTGTCGTGCGAGATAAGCCAGAATCGCCCTTGTGTCCGTTTTCATGCGCTCCTGAAGCATACTCGCAGCCCGCGCTACACCCTTTGCCGCACCAACCTCGATGGCCTCTCTTAATTCTGGATACTCGTCCAGCTTCGTGAACATTGTCGAGTATCCGATACCCAAACAAAGAGCAATCTGCTTTTTATTTAGTCCTAACGCCGCCATCTTTTCAGCGGTGATCAGCATTTCTTCAGTGATAACGATGGGCGGTTTGCCCACCTTTCGCGGTGTAACGTCTTTGATCTTCGCCCCCTAAATCAAAACGCGGGTCAATTCAAGCGAAGTTTAACAAGTTTTCCGATTTACTCAACTTTCAGACAGAGGGTTTGATATTCCGTATAGGCGTGATCTGCCTGTAACCGTTGTTCAACGGCCTGACATTCAGCCATTGTGGTGTAGGTGTCGAATATGAATATGACGTTCGCCAATATGTACAGGTTTATCATTCGACAACCTTCAATCGTGAGATTTTGAAGTGCGCCAGAACTTCCCGCTTTTGCCGCGTGTTCCGACCGCCCCATGAGAAGTAATCGGGCTTTTGAGCCATGCTGATGAAAGCCGCCTTACAATCTGTGAACTGAGCGACGAAAAAAGCCGCCACGCCGATTTTTATGTGCTGCTGGCCTGCGATGATTTTGTTAGCCGAAACGAAGATATCCGGATATTGATTGATCTTGTTTTTTCGGCATTTGATTTCTGCTACCGCGCAGCCTTTGGAATTGAAAAACGCATAATCTAAGTCGTGAAATTCGTCCAGCTTTTGAAACGAGTCACAGCCCCAGTGATTTGCCATAATTTCAGCAACTCGCGTTTCATTCTGGTCATCTTTCGCTGTGTGGTATGTCGGCATCAGTGAATGACCCGATTTTCTTTCCTGCGCTTGTACGGCACGTATTCTTCAAGTTTGATGTGGTCATCACAGTGTTCAATGACTCGGAACCATGATTCACCGTGATCGCTGGATTTGACCTTCGCGCCTATTGGATACAGGTCGCGCAGCGGGTCGCCAGCCGGGATGGGAACCCTGAATATCTTGCCCGTCATATTTTCAATTCTCCGGGCTTCCGTTCAAACTTGACCCCGGCATTACATACTGGGCATCGAACGTCCCAGACCGCGCCCGAACTGCCATCGTCGCGATCTTCAAGGGTGAATTCGTGTTTTTGACAAGCTGGGCAACCGACCTTGTGGTGTGTGACCGCTTCGTATGTTTCAAATTGCTCCACGTGGAACCTTCAGCACTCCGATCCTATTTGCGAATATCCAGCGATGTCTATCCAGTGGTCTTGATTATCTGGCGAGACTTTTTGCCGGGACAATTTTACCATAATCATCATGGCCACAACGTCTTTCGGCTTCACTCTTGCGCCAAGATACGCCGACCACATCGCTGCGATTCTTTCGTGATTCTCTTTCGCGTCACCGTAATCATTTTGCCGATCACCTTCTTTGACGCTTTTCGCCTGAGTCAGAATATCCGTCATATCCAATTCTCGAAATCCAGCCAGCCCTCAACGCCTTCCAGCCTCAACGCCCCCATGCGCTTAAATTCTTCCCGGTAGTGTTTCGCGATTTCCTTCTTCTCGCGCTTCGCCAGTCTGCCGATCGATAGATCGTTGCAAGTTTCCCTGAGCATTTGCATTAATCCTTCGCCTTTCCTTTCAATCTGCCACGCCTGATGCTCGACTGGATTAGCGGTGAAAAACATATGGCACCCGTAACAGATCGAATTGCAGTTATCAGGGTGAAACCTTGTGCTCCAGTTCCCGCGCCCGTGAAAGTGTGAGCAATGAAGCCCTCGCGACCCTTTCTCATGTTGAGCGCCGCAGCGTTCACATTTCCATTCGGCCCTTTCCCGGACGCATTGGGAAAACGCGGAATCAGCCGG